GTGGGCTTCCAAGTACGTATACGAGTTGTCTGGCGGTATGCAGAAGAACCGTATGTCTAGTGACGGTAATACAGAAAGACACAGAGGCGAACCTTGGGAGTTAATCGGTGTCACTTCTGCGAACATAAGCCTGTGGGAATTGTTGACCCGAAACAAAGAAATACCCCACGCAGAAATGCTTAGGATGCTGGAGATAAAAGTAGACAAGTCTCTTAAAGACCCAAGCATCAAGCCTATAACTGACAAGATATTCACCGACATAAAATCTAATCACGGTTGGTTTGCCGCTAAGTTTGTGCAGCACGTAATAAATAACCGTGATGAAGTCGCGGCGTTGGTGTTGGGTATACAGGCACGGATAGATAAGGCTGCGGCATTGGAAGCAGAACATAGGTTTTGGTCGGCGGGGTGCGGGGCTATCTTGGCGGGAGTAGTTATAGCCAAGAAGTTAGGCATAGTCGATTGGGATACTGCCGCGTTGTTTAAGTGGGTTGTTCAGCAAGTTACTATGCGTAAGAACATAGTAAACGATGTGGGTTCTTCTGTATCCGAAACGCTTAACAACTATGTGTTTGAGAACAACAACAATATCTTGCAGATCAAAAGCACCGCTGATCTACGGGCCTCTGTGAACGGCAATGCTTTAGACTATGGCGGTGCCGTTCCCGAAGCTACGCCCCGCAATCACTTTGTTGCACGGTACGAGATAGACACGCAAAAACTATACTTGCTGCCGAAACCGCTAAAGAAATACTGCACGGATCACCAGATAAGTTTTGATAACCTTGTGCAGGATATGACCGAGGCTATGGGCGCAAAGAAAGTACAGATGCGGTTGAGTAAAGGTACTCACCTAAACCTACCTCCATCGCGGTGTATAGTGGTGGACTACTCAGAAGGAGTATTAGATGAACCGCAAAGTGTTGATGATTGATGATCTGGACCCTGACGGAATTAAAATAACCGTTGATTGGGACAATTTAAAAGTCGGCGGTTCCGCTTTCATACCCTGCATAAATACCGAAAAAGCACACCAACAGGTAAAAAATGTAGAAAAGCGGAAAAAATGGACGATAAAAATGCAAGTCCGTGTCGAAAATGCTAAATTAGGAGTACGCCTCTGGAGAACAACGTGATATGTCCTGCTCGACAACTCATTAGTTGTTCTCCTCTCTACTGCCCCCGCTAGGTCAGGTTTCGCACTGCAACGGCGGGGGCTTTTTTATTAAAACATAGTAGCTTTACCACTAAATTGATCCGCAAAGTCCATGTATGTATCCCGTAGTTTGGGGTGTATGGATATGCCTTGGAACTTTTTAGACGTATTTTCGGCACGGCTATTCATAGATTTCTCTATAGACTTACCGTTGATGGGCCAATCAGGGTGTTCCGCATTGTACGCAGGTATTTTGTCATAGGCCGCTTGTTCGGCTTCATTGTCACCGTCTGCTCTGGCCCTAGCGATTTCATCTAGGATACGCTTGCGTCTGGACTTAGTGCCTTTCTCCATGCTTTTTATTTCAGCATTTAATTCATAGGCCCGAGCCAACTCTGCGGGTATGAACCCTAGGGCTTGTGCGACTGCGTGTAGAGGATGCACAGGGGCAATGATATCACCCGCCAAGGTTTCGGCCCCACCGTCTTTGTAGAACCGCACACTCTTCATCACGTTACGCGCTGCCGATGGTGCAAAGGCTTCTGCCGCTCTAGCAAACTCACCCGCTGCAAACAAATCAGCCGCCCGATCCATCTGCAACGTAATACCTATAGCGGGTCCACCCAACATTTCTACGGCAGTCCATATGGCAGGTTGGTCACGGTCTATCAATGTGTCTCTAAACAACAGATCGGATAACTGAATACGTGTAGCCACGTTAGTACCTGTTACGTAGTTTACAGCACCCGAGTAGTATCCTTCGCCCGTAACTCTACGCACTATGGATTGCATGGATTCTTCATCATCGTCTTTGAGTAGGTTGTAAACCATAGCCGCCGCGCCAAAGAAAGGCACACCGCGCACACCTGACATAAGTGCAGCCGATCCGTATATACCCGCGAGTTGATAAGCGGCTAGTTTCTTAGCTTCAGCAGACTGACCGACCATTCCCTCTTTTGCCAGTTTATGTAGCAGGGACAGCATGGACACACCGTAACGCTTATACATAAAGACTACCGACCCGATAGACCCCTGCATTATCTGGGGTGAAGCCGCCGATGCGCTACCACCGTTGGTCATTTCGACCATGTAGAACGCTTTTTCAGCCGCTTGCTCATACTCAGCATCACTTACAGTACGGTTATCCTTGGCGGCTTGAGCATCTAGTATATCTGCCTCAAGGTTATACGCAGCGGTGAAGGCTACCTCACGGTTAATCCGCTCTCCGTGGTGCAGCATAAAGCCCGATGCGGCGTTGAACTTTTCCATACCGCCGTTAGTACCGTCTATGTCTAGCATGTCGTAAGCTAGTGTGCGTTTGAACAAACCTAGTCGTTCACCTACACCCACTGCAAACTGCATACGCTTCTTTCGGGGATCGGTCTCGTTTGCATAGTCGTAATTGCTTACAGACCTGTCTGCGGGAGTTCCAGTTACTTCCTGCATTTCCTTGATAGGGTTGCCTTCTGCGTCAACCTTATCGCCGTACACTTCGACCATACGCTTGCGACCACTGTTATGAATAAGGCGCATGGCCTCACCTATAGCAGAGGATGTTTTATCGTACCCATACTTAGCACCGTATACAGGGTATACTGTAAGGGGTATCTGCGAAAGGTTAACCAAAGCGCCAGACACGTTGAACCCTAGCGTCATGTTAAAGCCGATGTTGGTTAGCATTTTAGAAAAGTTACTTCTGTTGACGCCAGTTCCGCTATCAGCGAAAGATACCAAAGTGTCGTACATATCTCTCATGGCGGGGGTTGTGTTACCCTCTCCACCCGCTTTGTCATAAGCCGCTTGTAGTTCTACTTTTATTGCGTCGAACTTATTGCCGTACTTCATTTGCACAGCTTGCCTACCCAGCAAGGTCGCACGTTTTGTGGTGGCACGTATAGCGTCCTCTATGTTACCCAATGTGCCCTTACGAGTACGAAATGACTGCATGTAGGAGGTCTCTGGGATAGTGTTAAGAACTAACTCACCAATTTCGTTTATTATTTTGTTGGTAGTTTCTCGCTGTTCTTTAGTGTCGCTAGGGCTGTTATCACGTATCTGTTTTGTAAGCTGCGCGATAAAAGATGCAGGAGGCGCGTTGTTAAAGTTTACTTCGGATATAGATGCTGCCTCAGTGACGCCTATCTGTGCGTCTATAGCCTCTTCTATATTGGCGTGTTTTTTCTGCCGAACCAACTCAGCCATACTAGCCATGAGTTTCTGATTGCTACGTATACCACTACGTACAGCCTCTTGAGTTTCAGACCATGCTCTAGCCCTAGCAGCAGGTGTGGTGAAAGATTCGGCATACCGCTCAAGATTACCCGTAACTGGATCAACCCCATTGTAGTATATCCACAAGTCTCCTTCACGCTCCAAGGGAGTGTAGGGTTCTATAGTGCCTTTGGAAGTTAGCTTGTCATAAAAACTCTTCATAACCCTAGCGCGTACAGCACCATCAGGTATGGCTATGGTGAGCCGCTCGTCTACAGCGTTTCTAATGTCGTTCCGTAAGCCGCGAAATAGGTTACGCATGGTGGCGTATATACGCACGACTGCGGGGCTAGCGTTCACTAAGGCTTCGTAGTCGCTTCTAACCTGCTCCCAATTAGCCATTTTCTCAGGGTCTTTGCCATACTTTTTGACTGCGGCAGGGCGGTCAAGCACAGGGTCAACTTCACGGCGTGTAGCCTCGTTCACCATTCTGTTGAACTGATCCTGCAGTCCTTTGTTATTTTTGCCCCATTGTACTATAGGTAGCAGGGTGTTCTTCAACTCATCAATCTGCTTACCATAGGCTCCGTTAGCTTCATTAACGGTAGTGTTTAATTTGGTTCCTAGTTCGCCAAAGTATTTCCTAGATATTTCAGCTAAGTAGTGCAGAGGCGTAGCTTGCATTAAGAATTTGTTTGCCCCGCCAAACAGCCCAAGGCTCACGTTCTTTGCGGCATCTTCAATCCAAGCTAGGTATCGCGTCTTACCTGCGTTGTTGAAGATAGGCCCGTTTGTAATGGCGCTGTTTAGGAAGCCGTTAGCGGCGGCGGGTGTCATCAACGCAAGAGAATCCGCGTCACGGAACTGCGGAGCAGGGGCCAACATACCTTCGATCAGGTAGTCTATCTCTGATAGGGCAGAGGTCAAAGGCTTGGGCTGCAAGCCGATCATGCGCCGCACAAAGTTAGTGATAGCATTATATAGACGTTGTAGGGCGGTCTTACCTTTATGCAGGTCGCCCTTATACACTAGCTGTCCTAGCTTCTCTTGAAACGCTGGATTGGTTAACGCTTCAGAAATAAACTCGTCTAGGTTTGTAGCCCCATACTCAGTATCTAGTACGTCTTTCACATCGTTGAACACATTACGCAGCGCCAATGTGCTAGCAGAGTTCTTAGCCAAGGATGCAGAAACAGCGGCATGTACCATTTCATGTAAAACGGTGTGCGTGTTCATACCTGATTTAGGGTTTATAGAAATAGTGTTTGTCCTAGGATCAAACTGCCCTGCCGATGGCGCACCGTCCATGTCCACAAGGTCTGGTACGAACACTATCTTGGTAGTACCCGCCATGTCTGCCAGCTTGTTAGCGATCTTAGCCAGCCTAGGATACAGCGTACCTGCTGCAATAGCATGTAGCGTTTCTTTTAACTTACCTGCACTAAGGAAGCCCATCGCGCTAGGTGACATAGGATCATCTAGGTATACTACACTATCGGCAGGTAACGGCTTAGTAAACGTGTACTTGTTAAAGAAGTCAGCTTCGGCTTTAGCTTTTTTATTAGCTATAAACCCTGCTTTAGATGGACCTTGACGAGAGGCAAAACTATTTTTTGGTTGCCCTAGACTAACACCAGAAGAACCGTACAACCCTGCTTCTAACTCTGTTTGTATATCTTCTCGTTTATCAATTTCTTGTTTTGCTTCTATTGCACCAAACACTTTATTTATAGCATCCATTTCTGCTTTTTCTTTTTCACTTGTAGGCGCAAAAGTGCTTGCTTGCTTATCTTCAGCAGTTTTTTGTGATGTAGTAGTCCTACGCCGCGCTTCATCTTTTGCGCTACGTTTTAAATTTCCAAAGTTTACTTTCATAGCAGTGTAGTACGCGTATGTGTACGGGTCTAAAAATTCTTCTAGCCATACCTCGGCCTTCTCCGCAGCACCTCTGTTCTTACCCTCATAGAAATACTGTTGTTCTGGTGTCATACCCTCTTGAGTTTGCACTCTGCTAGTACCGTACACCATATCATATGCGATTGTATCTATAGCCAAGCCAGCATTAAGGGCCGTTTTAAAATAAAACTTAGCAGCCTTAGCCCCTGCTAATAATTCTGGCTCAAGAACCTTAAAGTTTTCTTTATCCTTAGCCCTATTTGAAAATACTTTTTTAAGTTTGTCAGGACTAATTTCTAATAGGTTTATTATTTCGCGTTTATCCGCAACATTCGTAGGGTCCATACGTCTTAGATTACCAACATTCGTAGCAGGGTTTATGGTATATGCAGCATCTACAAGTATGTCTAAATATTTTTTGCTATCTATACGACCTATGTTTGTGCCTAGGTATTTCTCTCCGATAATGTCCATTATGCGTTGACCAAGAGCAGCATTTTCCTGTGCTTCGGTCTGGGCTTCGGCTTCCGCTTCGGTATTAAAATCAGTCTCAGCCTCAGTGTTAAGATCGGTCATCACACCTGCATCATAAACGGCCACATTACCGCCCTGACCAACACTGCCAACATCGGTTATAACACCTGTGAACCCTGCACCTACTAAAGTGTCTCTTAGGTTTTGCCTGTTGGTTTTCTCTCCGCTAGAACGCAAGTCCCATAGAACAGTACCGAGAGTTTGTAGCAGGTTGTATGGTGTAGAAAAATCTAAGGATGTAGTTTTTTCTTCGGCGGTTTCGACAGTATTAGGTCTAGCCGCAGTGTAGTTTACGTCTACCATTAGTGGTACTTGCTTAGAGTTAGTCAAAGCACTTGTTACGTTTAATGCCGTTAAGGTTTCCATTAAGGCAGTTCGCTTCTCCACAGGTACGGGGCGTGGGTCGTTTAAGTCCAGAAAGTTATCTGTATTTAACCTAGTCTCAATAATGCGAGCGTCTTTACCCACTAAGGCTAATGGATAGCGCATATCACCGCTAAAGTATGCAGCAGGGCCGTAATCTCCTGTTACCAACCCCATACTGGGGTCAAGCGCATCAAACTCTTTAGTAGTAGCATGATAGTATTTTTTATTTGGGTCGCGTTGACCAGTATAATCTTCGGGCTTTACAATACTGTCCATGTATTGCTGTTCCGCATTAGGTTTATAAATCCGCTCAACCGTAGTATCAGGCTCTACGACAGGCTCTACGACAGGCTCTACAACAGGCTCTACGACAGGTTCAGCTTCAGGCTCTACAGCGGGTGTGGCCTCGACCTTATCTCCAGCGGTGCGCGGCTCAACAACAGGTTTTATAACAGGCTCAACAACAGGTTCTACAATAGGTGTAGCCTTGACCTTATCTCCAGCGGTGCGCGGCTCAACAACAGGTTCAGCATTCGGTGTAATAGCTCTAATAATGTCAGCGTATGTAGCATTGTCATTAGGTATATCAAAACCTAATGTTCTAGCGGTGGCTATGTCTTTAGGAAATGCTACAGACCCCATAAACTCAGCAGCTTTTAATGCTCCTCCTTTAGCGTCTATGTCTCCTACTTTATTAACTAAGTATTCTTTAAAAGTACGTAGTCTTGTAGAATCTACAGTAACAGGATCAACAGGGTTAGTTTCTTCTACTTCGACAGTGCCTGTGCTTGTCTCAACACCTTCAACATCACGGCCTTGATCTGTTTCTGTTTGAGCCTTACTAGCAGCAAGGTTAGCGGCTAGGCGTTGTTCTTTAATTTTATCTAAAACAGCTTTTGCTTCTGCCTCTTCTTTAGGGTCTACAGTAGGATCAGCGCGTTTTGCTTCATTTTTACTATCAAATGTGTCTACATTATTGCCATATTCATCAGTGCTAACTTTTGCACTTTTTTGCCATGTAGCTTTTTGTGTTGTGTCTGCATTTTGAGCAGGAGACAGTTTTGTATTACCCAAAGCCTCAATGTCTTTTATAGTGCGTTGAGCATCCCTTCGCACATCTTCTATTGTTACTTCAGTACCTCGGGCTTCGCTTACTTTAGCCGCTACCGCTGCGGCTACTTTATCGTCAGCTAATACTTTTTTAGCTTTAGCTAAGGCTTTTTTATCTCTTACAGGGTCAGCAAACAAGTTAGGTTGAGTTTCACCTTCAGCCGCTTTTACCGTTGATGTAGGTTTTATATTATTAGCTTCTTCGTACTCACGTTTTTGTTTTTGTAACGGAGTTTCTGCAGCATCTATAGCAGCTTTGTTTTCTGCAGCAGCAGTAGCAGCAGTGGCAGCAGTAGCAGCAGTGGCATCTTTTGCAACACGGTCTTCAGGTGTAATGGACGTAGCAGCAGAAGGCGTAAATGTACCTTTCCGTAACCCAGCCATAAGTGCTTCGTATTCGGCCAGCTTTTCGGCGTCCGATACTACTGGCCCAAAAGCTAAGTCATCTACATTACTTGTAGGTTTAGCCTGAACAGGATCACCTAAATCTAGTTCCCCTTGCGGCTCTCCTGCAGGAGGTACGGCATCAGGGTCTACATTTACTATAGGTTCGGGTCTTGGGCCGCGAATACCACCAGCAGCGCCACCTATTCCAGTACCAAGCAATGCACCGCCGACAAAAGCGTTCTTTAGCTGATCTATGCCCTCTTCATCAAACACTTGATCCATAGGCGCACCGGACTGTAGCCGTTCAGCAGCGGTTTGAAACGTCTCGGTAAGAGCTTCGGTTCCACCACCTTTAAACGCACCACTAAGAATACGTTGTGTAACCTTCTTACCAATAGCATTAGGGCTAATACCCATAGCTGCCATAGCTTTAAGGCCCAGACGTTCAGCTAAGGCTTGAGCAGCAGCGGTGCCAACTGCCGTAGTAAGACTTACGTTATCTTCACCTTTAACAGCTTCTTGCGCTTGTATATTCTTACCTGCAAACTCAGGGACTAATCCTGCAGTAAAACCTGCACCAAACCCTGATAATGTACCTGCACCGGGAATTACCGATCCTGCAATGCCGCCAGCTATACCGCCTTTTAAGCCACTTTCAAGGGACGAACCTGTACCACCTACTAATCCTCCTAGGTACTCAAGTCCGGTACTAAAGTCATTTACATCTTGATAACGACCCACAGGACGTTGTGCTATAGATTGTAGAATGTTTTCTTGACCAAGCTCTTGTCGAGCTTCTTCTGCGTAGTCTGTACCGTAATCGGCTAATGCAGCAATTCCGGTTTTTTGACCGATAGTTTCTATTAAGTCGCCAATAGCTTGGGAACCACTACCACTGGCTCTACGGTAAGCACGACCAATAGCAGTGCCATCATCTGGTCCTTCTACATCTCCATACTTGCTTTCAAGATCGGCCTTAACAGCAGCTTCTTGGGTACGAATATATTCAGATATGCGCCCGTATTCTTCATCAGTAGGTACGTCACCCGCAATAATTATAGGGTAACTTTTACCGCTATACGGACCCGAGACAGATATTTGACCCATTTATCGTATCCTTACTTACTTAAATTTACAGCAGCAGGTGTATTTGCTTCCGCTAACGCAGTACCAAGTATAGAGCCTTGGTTATTATAAAGTGATGTATATTCTGCATTAAGTATTTTAAGTTGATCTTCTAACTTACTTTTTTCTTGAGCTTGGGTAGAAGATAAATTACTGCCCCGATACCCGTCTAATGAGGCTTGCACTGCCTTAATTTGTTTTGCAGTTTCAGATAATCTAGTTTTATTAGTAACCATGCCTACTGGAGACCTACCACTCCTTGATATACTTGCAGCTTCTAATCTTGTGCGGTTAGCGTCATCAGCTATTTGTTTACGTGCCTCTAGTGCAGACAGCTTAGAAAGTACGTCCATTTCCTGCGCTTCAGCTTTCCGCTTGTTACCCAAGAATGTCTGGCTGGCACCAAGTCCTGCCTCACCTATAGCTGCAAGAGCGTTAGGATTACTACTAGCCATAAGTCGCATACCCATCTCAGCTAGACCTAACCACTTATCTTGATCTGCCGACTTCTCACGTTCTGCTAAAATATCCAACAGCTTCTGCTCGTAGGACGATGGAGAGTCACTAGCACGGTTAGCCATAGGATTGACGGTAGCTATGCCTGTAGGTTTGTTTTTTCCACTCCCCCCTGCATCTTGTTTTCTTTTTGCTTCGGCTAAGTTACTAGCTGTTCGCGTAGCGCCATATTCTTTATAGGCGTCACCAATTTTTGCAGGTGTAGGCAAAACTACGCCTGCGGCAGTTGCAGTTTCTTTAGCGTTATTAGTAAACAATCCTGTAGCTGCATCATACCCACTTTCTATAGCTTTTAATACAGGTTCAGGTACTTTTGTGCCCGGATTTATAGTATCAAATATAAGCCCTGTAACAGGACCAACATTGGTAGTTACGAAATCACTAGCAGTTTCTGCTCCACTTATAATAGAGTCTACTAACTCTGAACCAGCCGCTGTTGCATTTTTAACAATAGGCAGACTTTGAACACCGTCTGTCTCTAATGTTTCTGCTAGGTCATCTACTTTCTTTGCAGCAGATGTTAACACGCCTTCACTCTTATCTCCAGAAGCAGCAATAAGAATGTCTCCAAGGGTTAAAGGTTTGTCTTTAACTATTTCTGGAGCAAAGGTATCAGGATTGTTTCTTGCAGCATCCATATAAGCATAGTTTCTATCCGCAACAACTTGTTCTGGGCCTTTACCTTTTATAAACTGATCGTAGAACTCAGTTGACGCGTCTACTATTCCGCCTTCACGAGTAGCATTGTTAACAACACTATCTTTAAGATTGGAAACGGCTGCAATTCCCTTATCTAAAATAGACGGATCATTTTCAGCTTCTGTAGCAATAGCTGCTTTTGCATTTTCCATCTGCTGTTCTAATGTTAAAACTGTGCCTCCCGGCTGTCCCTTACTATTGACGCGACTAATATATTCCTCAAGGGCTGCAGGACTTAATTTTGTATCTTGTGTTGTAGTTTTAAGATTAGGTTCTGCAGTAGGTTTAGGGTCTTGCGCGCCATCTGCTGCCATTGACATATCGTAAGGTATTAACCCCTGAGACGCATTTCTAATCTCAGTATCAGTCATCTGCATAGGATCGGTTTTAGCAGCTACCGCAAGCTCTGTTCCGGGTTCATCAGCACGTAGCTGTGCAGGTATAGTTAAATCGTCACTACCTTTAGCTACACGTTTATCTCTATCTATATTAGCAAGAGTTGCTTGGCTTACACTTTTCTTAGCCGCTTCATCAGAAGTTGCGTTAAAGGGCATATCGCCAAACATAGCAGGGTCTGCACGAAGAGCGTTAGCTTGCCGTTCTCCTGCAATACTAGCTATCTGTCTAAACAACGCAGGTTCACTACTTCTATCAATCTCACCCAAGGCAGCTAAAGCATCACCCCTTGCATTTTTTCTTGCAATTTCTTCTTGGCTTTCCATACCCTGACGCTCAATAGCATCTCGCTGTCGCTGCATCTCTTCTCGTCTTAACGTGTCGCTAAGAGTTTTTTGATTACGAGCTGTTTGTGACGGAGACAATTCACCGCTATATGGATCGCCTTTAATAAGAGACTCTATATATCTTTGAGCGTCTACCATCCTTAGATCATCACCGGACTCAGCGTACCTTTTACCAAGAGTACCTCCGGGTTGTCCCTTAGAGTTAGTAGCCTCTAGTGCTTTCATTAGCTCAAATCTAGCTCTTCCAGCTTCGTTCCTGTTGTCGGCTTGCTTACGTAATTCTTTTTCAGATAGAGTGCTGGTGTTAACAACAGGAGTTTCACCACGCACATCAGCATCGCCAGCAGCGGCGAGTGTAGCTAGACCTACAGGCGTGGACATAGAAGATACAGGAACTTGGCTAAACTCATCTTTAGGTAAACCCAAACGAGATGAGTCTGTATTGCTACCCTGACCTCCTGTGGGAGATGAGTACATAGCGCCGCCAGCGGGAGGTAAATTTGCAGACACACCATAGTTATCAGGTGGGACGTTATTTCTATCGCTTGTATCTATAAGAGAAAAAGACTCAGACTCTATAGTTTTAAGCTGTCTTTTTAGTCCACCAGACATAGGGAGATAAGGCACTTTTTTAGCAGCCTCAACTCCGCCTACATCGGCTACGCCTTTAACATCTTGTACGCTATTTCTAGGCATAGCTTCTAAAGTGTCTTGCGTCATACGCCGTGTTTCGCCCGGATAAATAGGGCTATCTTCTGCAAAAGTAACAATAACTTGGTTTACAGCGCCTCCCGGAGCCATCTTTAAAATACCACCACTAGCCATAGTAGCTACAGGTGCGACAGAAGCTATACCTGTGTTTTGATCTGTGTCAGTCTTGGGAGCTATATTCTGCCCCATATTACTAGCAGCGTCTTGAGGCATACCTGCTACGTTAACCTGTGGTGTTTCAAGTTGTTTTTCAAGAATAGTAGACTGACCTAACCCCTGTTGCCGTGTTTGCTCATCAAGCATTTCTTTGTTAGTGTTCATTTGCGAAACTACAGCCCATTGCGGTATCGAAGGGTTAGGGTTCTGCAAAAGTCCCATAAGCTGCTGCTCTGATGCCGTTTTAAGCGTATCTTGTATTTTTAACAGGTTCTGCATAATTAACCCCCGTAGGCTTTATAGAGAGATAGTCCCGTAAGACCCGCACCCGCTAACTGTTGTAACGCTCCCGGCTGCTGCTGTGGAGTAGTAGATGTACCCTGATACGTATTTGTACCTGTAGCAGCAATCGGCATACCTGATAGAATACCTGTCATGTTACCAATCTGCTGTGCAGTGTAACCTTCTTTTTCAAGGAAGTTTTGATAGTCAAGGTCAAGTTCCGCTTGGTCTCTACCTTCTTCAGCAGCACCAATTCCTTCTAGCAACTGCATATCTTGTATCTCGGTTTGCCGTTCTAGTTCGCCCAAGGCTACTGAATCTTTAGCAAGTCCCGAGCCTACGCCCAGTGCGGCAAGTCCTTGTTTGGCTGCAAACTGATCTGCACCTTCTGTGGCGGCTTCTACCCTAGCAAGTTCTGCAGCTCGGGACTTATCAACGCCCATATCGGCAGACCTAGAGGCGGTAAACTGATTGCTTGCGTCCTTATAAGCGTCTTGCAGCCCCTTGTCTTGCAACATACCCATGCGGTTCATCATAGAATCTTCAGCTAAAAAGTTACGCACTGCGCCGCGTGACCCACCAAATGCGCCTGCTTGTACTGCCTGTGAGTTTCTAAGCCCTTGAGTACGCTGATAGTCGCGCATTGCTTCCGACTTCTGTCGGTCCACAACATTTTGTGTGTAGGGATTCATATACTGCCCTACATTGTCACCCGTAAACTTAGCAGCATCGCTATAGTCGTACTCGCTAAACGTATTAGGGTTGTAATCACCCAAGTCTTCTGCGGTAGTCATACCATCAGTCATGTACGTTTGTGCGGCTCCAAGCCCCGTTATACCGTCTCCAGTAGCGATATCACGCGTACCCGATATAGCATCAAGCGTATCTTGACTCTGATCTGCAAACCGATCACCTGTATAAGGGTTATATTCCTTACCATACTCAGCTTCGGCTTTAGCTAGGTTGCGCTCAAAATAAGGTTTGGCCCATGCAGGTAGGTCTGCTTGTGAAGAACCTTGTTGAGTAGTTGTGTTATATACTGTTTTACTACCGCCCATCGGAAAGCTCCATTTTGTAAGCAATGTATTCTGGCTTCCAGCCATATTTCTTTAGGCATCGTCCCCATGCCTTACGTCCGTAACCTTCTATATGGTCACAGTTATTATCTTCTGCACATTTACGTAGTGTAGACTGAGACAAAGCTAAGACCTCTACCATGTTACCACCGCCAACCCAATCGACTGCTAACCCACGTTTGTTTGGGTACTGTATCACACGAGTTGTAAGTGCTGTTACGATAGCATCATCTTTAACAATAATCCACAGTGTATAAAAACCACGTTTTACATCTTCATATACACTTTGCGTAGTAAACTTATCGTTTGTAGTCCGCACCGCACGAGCCATAAACTCCTCAACTTGAGGCCACACCGTGTCTATGTATTGCGGTGGTACGGATGTTATAACTGGGGTACTTTCTACAACTACGTCCTTCATGCGGTCATCATCTTATTAAGTTCCTTAGCTGCATTAGAACCCGCGTCATTTACCTTATCTACGTTTACTCCTGCACCTTTTAGTGCTTCGTAAGCGTCTTTACGCAGCACAAACTCACCATCTGCAAGCAGTACATCTTGTGTAGCATCGCCGTCTTTAAGCTGTGCCGTTACCATATCATCTACACCGGACCCATCACCGTTGCCGCGCACTTCGCCGTTCTCACCACTTGCAAATCGTTTACGAGTTTCATCAATCGACCCATCTTGTATTCTTTCAACTAGTCTAGGGATAGCATCAACGCCGTACTGCTGTACAAATTGTGCAATAACAATCTTATCTTCGTCGCTCATATTACCCGGATTAAACTCATCATCATCAGCTAAATCTTTACGAACAACGTTTTCCATAGCGTTAAGTAAATCTTTCTCGTTACCACCCAGCGCAAACTCAACATCACCACCTTCAGCCATACCTAGTGCGGCACGAGCGCCCCCTATAGCACCGCCGAATACAGGGCTAAGTCCTTTGTATAGCGAGTTAGTAGGAGTTTGCTCTGGAGGGTCTATATTATTATCAAACCCATTTTCGATTAATTGAGTGTTGTCAGTAGCTGTGGTTAATTCATTAAGTGGTTGAGTTAACCTATCTGTTGAACTACCAGCACCGCCTTTACCCCCAAGACCAGAACTAGGAAACGAACCCCCGCCACCACTACCAAATGTCTGCTGTTCTTGCTGGTTAACATCTCTTAAAAACTGCATTCTTTTTTGGTCAAACTCTGGATCACCATACCTATTATCTAAGTATGCACCGTATTGTTGTAACCCGCCCATCTCCATCTGCCTACCAATACCACCGCCAGCGTTAGGGCCTATTTGCCTCATCTGCATCTGTGTCTGTCCCAGCCTACCACCTTCACTCATGGTTAACACGCCAGCGCGAAGATCAGTGTTGTATTTAACAAGAGCGTCATAGGAAGGGTTGGTGTCCGCGTAGCCATTTTTAATTAACCATTCAGCAGGGGGGCTTACCATCGGCTGTTTAGCAAATTCGCTTTCAGTTGAAATAGCAGGCAGGGTGCTAGTAGGTGCAGTAACTTGTGTACCTACAGGGCGTACTGTAGCAATACCCTCCTCATTACCAGCAGCGGCAGCTTGGTCTTCTATTAGCTTAGAATTGCCCGTTTCAGGATTAATTTCATAACTATTACCAAACATATTCATTTTAAATACAGGTGCGCCTACACCAGAGCCTGTGCCTTCTTTAAAAAATGCGCCCTGTATACGACTTTTTGCGCCGCCCTCACGAGCTGCTTTAAGTTGTGCATCTGTTAGCGTGTTAGGACGTAGTCGGGGTCTATTACTACTTGAAGGTTTGCCGTTAGCAGGAGCAGGAGCAGAAGCAGCATTATTATACTTATTACGTCTACCTGCTGCTATAGCTCCTGACATAAGCGCCGGGGCAATTCCCCCTGATATAAGCCCTAAACCACCCATAACTATAGGGTTACGCGTTATAGAACCTAAACCAGCATTAAAGCCACTTGTATTACGAACAGATTGTTTGCCAGCCCCCGGCCCTTCTCCACCACCCACATTTGAAGGGTAATATAATCCTGAACCCTTAGAGTCAGCTTGTCCAAGTGTACCGTAGCTAGTCTTTCCTCCACGGTCTTCACCCTTTACAAGTTCTTGTCCACCCCCACTAATATCGTATAAATTACCGCCACGATATTCGTAGTCATCATTTTTTGTAGTTACGTTTGCTACGCTTTCAGAAAAGCTATTGCCGCCGCCAAATGTGTCAGACCAAAAACCCATTAGAAAATATCCTTCATACTACTATCCTCAGTTCACCGCCAGCGGTCTTGTAGACACTGTTAACGGCTAGTCCGCCAGATACTGCTGCTGTGTTATTAGCAAACACAGGGAGATTAGTCATCACTATAGTTGTGCCCCGTATAGGGCCGGGATTACTCATCTGCTGTGCATACAACGCAAAGCTGCGCGTCATCTGTGCAAAGTACCCTGCATCGTATTCTACAGGCGCATCGGCAAAGAATGGAATGGGTACATCAGTAGTCATTATCGTCTCCCATCTGGGCGTACATCTATTCTAGGAGTACCTAACCGCCATGAAACTCCGGGAACATTAGCTATAGAAGCTAACTTTAAGGCTATTGATCGGCCCCTAATACGTATGTCTATTTCTTCAGTGAATGTACCTACAGGTATTGGTTGTCCTGTTAGTGTGTTATCTTCAGTACCAAAAGCACTACCACCCGGACTATTTCTAGCAGATAGACTAAGTTCTGCTACGGCTGTAACACCACTTGTAGAATTTCTAAACGATATGTCAGGTAGTAACCTACGTCCGAACATAAACTTATTACCGTCACTTAGCTCTATAGGACCAGATTCTATAAATGCCCCTATGCTAGATGCAGGGTCTGTGCTGCCATCATCGTTACCAAACTCATGTGTGTATAAATGCCCGTCTGTAGCCGCAGCTATAGGGTTCCCTGCGTGAGTATTATCTATCCATGCAGTGCGGTTAAGGTTGCCGTAATACCAAATGTTTTGAGCGTAATTAAATACTACGTACTTATTATTGTTTATCGAATTTAAAGAAGGGTAGAACCACCACACTTCAGAAAAGGCTGTATTACTACCTGCCATAACTTTAGATTGTTGCGCTAAGTTTAAGTCTGTAAATATGTATTCTTTTACTGAGCAAGGTATTTCTTTGACGTTACCATTATATAGGTAAAACTGTCCTCTACCCATCCAGTATACAGCGTCTCCTATAGCTACAGCAGCGTTTTGCCCCACTATAGAAATATTCCTAGATACTTCTGAAAGCCCATATACAAACGGATCGCCTACATACTGCATTGCATGTGCAGATATATCTGTTAGTACAAGTATCTGTTGTTTAGTTTGCACTGCAGCAATAATGGCACTGCCTGAACTAAGTTGTAGTTCTCCTGCAGTATTAGTATCTAGGGTACGCCACTCAACTGCAGACTCTTGGCTAGAAAATCTAATTGTTAATGGGTCTTGTGTGCCAGAAGCGCCTTCAGGATCGCATCCAAATGCAATTACGTGACGGTCTTTTTCAGATACTAAAACAATAGCAGCTACAGTAGGCGCGGACTGTGCGCCACTTAAACTAGATAGTGCAACTGCTCGATTGGATGCTCCATTTGAAGTGTCCCAGTAAAATATACCGCCATTACGTACACACATAATAAGGTCTTCACCAAAGTTATCTTGAGACCATAAGCGTAATGATGCAGACGGGATGGTTACATTAGCCTTAACCCCCCACCCTCTATCAGGATCGTTCCATATACCTGCACCCCAACCTGCACCAAAAGTAGCATTGTCTTGTCCTGTATTTATTTGATATGCGGCCTTAGAATTAGTTCCACCATTACCGGTATCAGAGCTGTTAGCTGTAGCCGTAGCTATGAACTTATAGCTATTTTCGTTTACTATCTGGTATATTTGATATTCACGATTTAGCACCGCAGCCGTTATTTGACCTCCTAGCCCATCAGGATTTGTTGATACTCCCGAAAACGTAACAAAGTCATTTAAGACCGCCCCATGTAACGCATCCGTAACAGTTATTATGTTTGACCCGTTGGTAGCCGCAAAGGTAACTGCATTGTTAAGCGACCTAATAGGAGTTATGTCGTTAGAATCATTACCTTCAAATATGTAAAACTTTAAGCTAGTACCCGCGCCTATAAAGTCTTCTCCTGATAAGTCAGTCCAGTTAAATAACGACCTACATGCGCCTAGAATAGCTACAGGATTAAACTTTGCCCAACCTCCAATAGTTTCAGGAAAACCCATACGAAACCTAATGCGGTCACTATCAAACCAGCCACCATCGTTACTATAGCGAGTTACGTCACGGACAATCCCGGGTTTAAACTGTAGTTTTGTGTAGGCCATAGACGGGTCTCCTAGAACATTATCTCAAAGTGCGGTGCGTCTATAAACGGTCTGCGAGCCTGTGATCTACGTGTATCTATGTACGAACACATAGCATGTTCTGCTGTACCGTCATAGGCACCTAGATCATCAATAGTCCATGCAGCGCCCCATCGTAATTTAACACCTGCAGCCTCCGCGCCTTCTTTCATGGCATCGGCAATCTCATCGTACAGATTAAGTTCCCATCGACCACCATCACAGTAAGCCATTAGGTCTACGGCGTTACCATCAATGTGTTTTGATTTCATGGTTTGCGATGCACCCTTTGCTACTAAGGCGCGCTGTTCTTCTATTGTCCGCAACCCGCAGATTACCGAGAAGTCTTGTTTGGTAACACCTATGGCGTACTTCACGACAGTTACCAAACTTTCGTTTACACCTTCTAGCCTAGACAGACTTCGTTTACTTAGCTTGTAACCCATAACTATTTCTTCCCAAAAAACTTGCTTACAGACCGCATACCTATACTAGCACTAACGATCCCACCTAACGCAATTTGATACCATTGAGGCATAACTTCTAAAGCCATAAAGCCCTTAGCAACTATGTCATTTCCCCAATCTCCGCAGAAGGCTAATATTAGTGGAATACTAAAAAGCAAGGTAATCCATTCATCCTTCCAAGAATTATCAGCACCCTTTATAGCTGCGATATCCCAATCAATCTCACCTGTGAGTTGCTTCTTACGCACCTCTGCTTCGGTCAGTTTGATCTGTGTCTTACCGTCTATTACCGAGGTAGCTAAACCTGTAAGACTGCTTATAAGTTGTGTTATCATTTCTCGTGACTCAACCATACGGCGAATGCGCCCGTCATGGCTCCCGTTACAACAGAAATTAAACTGGCCTGTTGTGTAGACAAATCAGGCATAGATAACGCCCACTCTATGCAGCGGACATATACCACTGTCATAGTAAACATCATAAAACGAGGTAAGAGCTTATACTCAAGTACCCTAGCAAATGCTATCTTCATCAGAAACCTCCTTTAAGGCCATCTAATATTTCGGACAAACTAGGTCGTTTATCCTTCTTTTCATAGACGCAACTAAAGACTTTCGGACACTCTGAAAAACTACGCGTAGGGTAATGATATCCCAACCCACCAAAACCCGCACTGAATCTATACACACATACCTTTTGGTCATTTACGTCTGTAAACCTCTTCCATAGGTGACACTTCACATGGGTCGGGTTAGCAACCCCCGCAAGCGTTACTGATAGTATTAGCGCATTTATCACTGCGTAGCCAATACTATTAAATATAGGCCACCACCCAACACACTAATAATACCTAAAGACAGGCCACCAATAGCTGCATTGTTTGCCATCTGTCTCTTTGCTTCCATAGCTGCGTACACCGTATCTTCTCTTTCTTTGCGTATCTGTCTACGCATACCTAACATCTCATCGTAGGTTCCTAAACCGAACCTGTAGTCTAACATAAACTTAATCTCTTTTTCTTTCTCAAGCAAAGTTTTCTTACGGATAACAATATCCATAGCCTGTTGTTCTATGTTGTCAGAACCTTGAGTTTGCTTGTCTAGCCACGTAGGGTTCTTACGTTGAGACTCCGCACGAGTAATGTCTGCAACTGCACAGTACCAAGACCCAAGTTGTTTACTAACATCCTGCATCTCACGGCCTGCGCCAACCAACAGTTTTACGCCCTTAAAGGCTGCATTAGCTGCTGCAAAAGCTGTAACTGGGTCAATCATATATTGTTACCTCTGCAGGATCGACCACTTTTGGAACGCAGTATGCTGTTCCGTAATCCTGTATGTCGGGGTATCCGTAACGCCTTACAATCTCTCGGGCGTAGTAGTTGCAGTGGTCTAGCCTGTAAAAGTATATGTCTTCGCTAATGAGAGTGCGGCTAGAACCTACTCCTATGTAAAGAACCAACGCGAAAACGTGTACCACATAACTTACTCCATACGGTTTAAGATCGCTAGTAACATCAAGATAGTGGCACCTGATGTACCTATTAGAACGGTCTCAAGGCGTTTTATTCTGGTAAAAACCTCTTTAAATTGTATTCTAACTTCTGTTTGCACAGCGATCATATCCCGTTCTAGCGCCGAGACGCGCTCATTCATATCTGCCATTAGCTAGGCTCAACGGGCCAAGTCACATCCGTAGGAAACCCAGCTTGTGCGGGTACGTCACGTAGTGCTTGACGGTAAGTAGCCCAATCATCAGACATAGTAACATCACTGTTAGCCATCCAATCAGTTTCAGCTAACCTAGCGTCTCTCTGTTCACGCACTTGTGAAGCGGCACGGGTATCAGCACCGGCAGCCCACGCCTGTTCTTCTGCGTCACGGGCAGTTTCTTCGGCTGCTGTAAACTGAACACGCTCACCGTTAATATTGTGGTATCTTGGCATGTTAGTCTCCTATGATTTCTTAATTCCGTACATGAGTATAGTTCCAGAAGCTATGTTTCCGCTTGCAAACTTGAACCTGATTGCATTTGTAACTTCGTCAACTATGTGAGCAGCACCCACAGCAGAACCGTAGTTTGCCGATCCAGAGCCGGTTGTCCAAGTCATAAGGTTTAAAGAACTTGTAAACTTAGCACTACCGGCATTATACAAATAAAAAATTCCGTTTAACCCAGTGTCGCCAGATGCGTTACCGACAGCGGCATTCGTGTAAAAAGCCGTTAGGGCGGAGGTTCCTATTTTATAATTTGAGCCAGTATCGTAGGAGGAACCTCCGTCTGCACTAGCATGTATTTGTATCTGGGTGTTGTCTGTAGCTGGTTTAACATTCACGGGTACAAACTGATAATTGTTGTATTTAGAATCATCAAACTGAGTAAATGCAAAGTCTGCAGCGTTAGATAAAGCACCAGAAGATGCAATAAATTCCATGGAGCCACCACCAGCTTCAGCCCAAGAT